GCCAAGTTGTGCGAGTTCGACAAGTTCCGACAGGAACCAATCTGAATGATCTATGAGCGCAGTGCCGGGAAATTCGGGCAACTCCGGATTTGGCTTTTCACTCTCATTCGTGTCGTCAGTCATCCATCCCTCCTATTGCAGCACGCAGTTCTTCAACATCGGCGTGCCGATAACCTCGCTAACATCGTCGCAGAGGAGGCTCACAGCCTCACCCTTGCTCAGGCTTGGCGCCTTCGCCTTGCTCTCGTCGGCTAACGCGGCCTGCGCCGGCATGAACTCGTTGCTGGTGCGAAGCATCACGACAGGATTGTCCACGATGTCGAGATCGATCTTCGATACGCTCCCGCTTACGAGGAGCGGACGACTACCATATTTCTGCTGAGCAGCCGCTTCATTGTCGTCATAGGCCTGAAAAAGCTCTTCGGCGGTTACCTTCACCGGAGGCTCCGCCGGTTTTCCCAAATCGCTGGCTGGTTGACCCGAGGGAGATTTCGGCCCGGCGATCATACCGATAATGACCAGCACGACGATGATGGCGATCACCGACAGGCAGCCGATCTTCATGACCCCCGGCTTCTTCTTCTCGGGTTCAACCTGGGGCGACGGCGCCGGCCTTCCCGCAAGCACCTCTGCCTTCTGGACCTGAAACTCCTGCTCGCTCAGCACGCCTTTGTCGCGCAGCTCTGCGAGCCGCGCCAATTCTTCCGATACGCTCATACTCACTCCCTGTTGGGCCGCCCCCGGCCCGTCACCAAAAACCAAACGCTTCGCCGGCTGTGAACCCGATCGCCACCCAGAAGAGCACGATCCCGCCGATCCGGGCCGCATCGCGGAAAGCCCTCACTTCCAGTTCAGCACCCCGATCATCCGGCCGACGATGACCATCTCGCCGTCGTCGGCGAAGTCCACCGGGACGGAGGGATTGTCGCTGTGGATCTCGTATCCGCCCGATCGTGCCCGGCGCAGCCGCTTCACTGACCCGCTATCACGCACCGCGATCGCCCAGATCTGATCGGACTGGCGCATCGTGCGCTGGGCGCGATCGATCAGCAGCATGTCGCCGTCGCGGATCGTCGGCTCCATCGAATCGCCTTCGCCCATGATGATAGCCACGTCCTCGGGCGTTCCCCGAATGTGTCCTCTCAGCCATTCCTTTGGCACCGAAAAATAGCCGAGGACGGTCGGCTCGCTGATCACGCTGCCCCCGCCCATCGAAAAAGTGAGCGAAAGGTGCGGCACCAAGACAGCATCGAGGCGACGCGCTGCGAGTTCTTCGGTGTCGCCGAGCGGATCTTCGCGAACTGCCGCGCCCTGTAGCCATGCGACGGATACCCCGAGTTCGCGGGCTATCGCGGGTAGAAATCGGGATCGATGTGTCGTTCCATTCACGATCTGGTTGATTGCGCCTGGGGTGCATCCCACCCGGCTAGCGAGGGCGGATTGGTCAAGCCCGCGCTCGCGCATGGCGGCATCGAGCCGCTTTAGATCGACGCCCTCCGCCATCCCGCCAAGCATAGGCGCAGATTTATAGCTGGCTATCATAGTTTCCTGTTGACCAAATTTATAGCTAGCTATATCTGTTCCCTTTATGGACGATACGCAGAGAGCTTCGGCGGTTGCCGCCTTCGAAGACGCCATCACCGCCGCTGGCTCGTTAAGCGCACTCGCACGCATCGCGGGCTGCACGCCGGGCAACATGTGGCAACTTCGCAAGAAAGGGTCTCTGTTGCCCCCGGCGTATGTGCTTCCCGTCGAGGCTTCGACGGGCGTGTCCCGCCACGCCCTGCGTCCCGATCTCTACCCACTTGAACAATCCCCTGTTCCTGCCGCTGCCCCTCCCTCTCCTGCGGTAGGCGACTGCGGGCCGGCCGTCTCTTGCGATCGGCCCGCCATTTTGCAGCGGGGCGCGCGGCCATGAGTTCGCCGGCAGTCATCATTGAGCAGCATGTTCGCACCTTGATCCACGATGAGGTGGCGCGGGCGCTTACAGCCGCTCTGACGCCAGTCGTAACTGATGCCGCCAAAGCCGCTGCGGCCGAGACCTATCAGCGTCTGTGCGACGCCGAAGCGCGTCACCAAGCAATGACGTGGTCACCGATCAGCTCGAAGGAAGCGCAGCGATCCGCTATCGAAGGCGCTGTCCGACGTTCAGTCGAGGTCCGCGAAGGTTTCGCGTTCCATGCTCAACAGGTGCGCCAGGCGTGCTTGGATATGGCTCTGCGGCGTCAGCCGGAAGCCAATTTAGCTGAAACCTGTGCTCTCGCCCGTTCTATGAAGATTTCGTTCTCTGGGGCGATCAAGTCGATTACGCGGTCGCGGCACCCGCCGCTCAGCTTGAGGACCGCGCGGCATGACGAAGGTCCGCCCCCCGCTCAGTTTCGAGTCCGCGCTCGCGAAGGTCGCCGGCCAGATCGGCTGGGACACGATCGCCCGCATGTTCGGGAAGTCGGAGCGCACCGTCCGCGCTTGGAGCGAAACGGAAATCCCAGCGTCCGTGTCGATGGACAAGGCGCTCGCTCTCGATGCAGCTTTCGCCGCCGCCGGCGGTGACGGCGCCCCGTTCCTGTCCGTTTATGCTTTGCGCCTGCAGGCCGACACGATCGCTGCGCAGGCTAGTTCCGAAGAGCTGGCGCGGAAGACCGTCGCCGCCATCAAGGAAGGCGGGGAGGCGCATGCCGCGCTCGTCGCCGCTACGAGACCGGGCGCCACGCCCGCCGATCGCGCGATCGCCGAAAAGGAGGTCGTGGAGGCCGTGGACGCCCTCACCAACACGCTCGCAACCCTTCGCGCAGGGCGAAGGAACGACGTGCATCACGGGGGTCCGTCCTGATGTCTCAGCCGCCTACCAAAAGGGCCGTATCTGCCTTGCTGGCGTCGCGCTGCCCGCACTGTTCTTCGGTCGCACGGGTGCGCACGCGAAAGCATGTCACCTTCACGGTCGATGAACTCTACTTCCAATGCTCCAACCTCTGGTGTGGTTGCAGCTGGAAGTCGCAGCTCAGCGTCCTGCACATCATCTCGCCGAGTGCGACGCCGCGCGAGGGGCTGGACATTCCTGTCACCCCGCACGCGCCACGGCCGGTCCCTGCCAACGATCCCGGCGTCGCGATCCCGCCCGCCGCGAATGACGAAGCGGTGAGCGACACCGCCTGATCCCAGCGGCCTCTAGGCCGCCGCCCGCACTGACATCGACCCACCCGGCGCGACGGACCCGTCGCCGGGAACGCCCTCCGCTTGCCTGAAAGACACCGCCTCCGTGGACATGCGCGACGACATCAAGAAGGAGCTGCTTCCTAAGCTGAAGGCGGATTTCGCCTGGAAGCGCGAGAAGGGGAACTGGCTGCAGCAGGGCAAGTGCCCGCAATGCGGCAAGCACGAAGCCTATGCCCGCGCCGACAATCCGTGGGTCATCAAATGTGGCCGCGCCGACAATTGCGGCTGGGAGCAGCCGGTCAAGGAGCGCTACCCCGAGATCTTCGAAGTCTGGTCGAAGCGTCACCCGGCCACGCCGGAAAATCCCACCGCCGCCGCCGACGCCTATCTCGGCCAGGCGCGCTATCTCGATCTGCGCGGCCTGCGTGACGCCTACACGCAGGAATCCTTCTATGACCGCGATCGCAAGATCGGCACGGCCACGGTGCGCTTCGCGCTGCCCGGCGGAGGATGGTGGGAACGGCTGATCGATCAGCCCGGCCGATTCGATCGCAAGGCCCGCTTCGCGCCGGGTAAGTCGTACGCCGGCCACGTCTGGAGGCGACCCGACGTCGCCATGTCGCAATTCGCCGCGGCGACCGAGATTTGGTTTGCCGAGGGCATCTTCAACGCGCTGGCGCTCGAGCAGGCCGAGATCCGCGCCACCTCCACGATGTCCTGCAACAACTACCCGGAGGAGTTCCTCCGCGATCTGCTCAAGGCATGCGCGGAATCCGATCGGCCGGGCCTGCGTCCCCGTCTGGTCTTCGCCTTCGACAATGGCCGCGCCGGCGAGCGCTACGCGACCAACTTCGTCAAGCGCGCGATGGAGGATGGCTGGGACGCTACCGCCGCACTGCCGCGCGAGCAGGGCGAGGACGGCAAGGCGCTCGACTGGAACGATCTGCTCATTCTTGGCCGCCTGACCAAGGAGCGGCTCGAGGAATATCGCTGGAACGGCAAGCTCATGCTCGCGCCGTCCGCCATCGCCAAGGCGCTGCTGATCCATGAGCGGCACCGGCTCTCCAGTTTCCATCTCGTCTTCCGGTCGCGGACCTACTGGGCCTCCTACAATGCCGAAACCGCCAACGAAGCGGTGCAGGAGGCGATCAAGGATGCCACCAAGAAGCTCGAGAATCTGTCGAAAGAAGAACTCGCCGCGCTCCATGCCGAGGTGGCCCAAGCCAATCTCGGCGTCGAGGAAATCGCCAACTGCGCCTTCCGCGTGCTCTACCGCCAGCGGGACGAGGCGACGGACGAGACGCTCTACTTCCTGAACGTCGATTTCCCGAGCGATCGGCCGAGCGTGAAGGGCGGCTTCTCCGCCACCGCGCTCACCACCGCAACCGAGTTCAAGAAGCGTCTATTCGCCATCGGCACCGGAGCGATCTGGACGGGATCGCAATACCAGCTCGATCGGATCATGCAGCGGCAGACCCCGCGCATCGCCGATGTGCTGCCGCTCGGCTTCACTGGCTATTGCCGCGACACCAAGGCCTACGTCTTCGGCCAGTTCGCCGTGAAGGATGGCCGGGTCTACCGCCCCAACGGCGAGGACTATTTCGAGATCGGCAAGCTGGCGCTCAAGCTGGGTACCAGCGAGCGCCTCCTCGACATCACCTACGATCCGGAAGGGTTCGACGCTGCCTGGCTCGATGATCTCTGGATCGCCTACGGCGCCAAGGGCGTCGTCTTCCTCGCCTTCGTCTTCGGCACGCTGTTCGCCGAGCAGATCCGGCAGGAGCAGAAGAGCTTCCCCTTCCTCGAGGCGTGGGGCCTGCCCGGCTCGGGCAAGACGACGCTGGTCGAGTTCCAGTGGAAGCTCCTCGGCCGCGAGAATTACGAGGGCTTCGATCCCGCCAAGGCGACGCCCGCCGCCATCGCCCGCAACCTCGGCAAGGTCGGCAATCTCCCCGTCGTCCTGATCGAGGGCGACCGGCGCGAGGAAACCAGCCACGCCCGCAAGTTCGACTGGGAGGAGCTGAAAACCGCCTACAACGGCCGCTCCGTCCGCTCGCGTGGAGTGAAGAACGGAGGGATGGAGACGTTCGAGCCGCCGTTTCGCGGTTCGATCATCATCGAGCAGAACGAGCAGATGCTTCCTACGCAACGCCGGCACGACAGCGGCCGGGGTCGCTGGCGGCGAGCTTCTGTTTGAAGGATTGTCGGACCTGTTCGGCGGCCGCGACGGTGGCTGGTGAGCGCACTCTCCGCAGTTTCCTGCCTCGCAGGCTTCTGACGCAATCCGTGACCCGCTTTGCCGTCGCTCTGCGGCGGTCGCT